AGCACCAGTAGCATTGAAATTCTCTACGCTGATTTTATTAGTCTCTGTGCCAGTATCAACGGCTATAAAGTCGCTATCATTAACACTTTGCACTTCGGTTAAATCATTAATGGTAATATCTGCCATTTCTTAACCTCCTTATGCTGTACGTTCATATCTCTTAACACCGCTTGCGTCAGTATCAAGTAAAGTCCATGTACCTCCAAATAACGTTGTAGGGCTTGTTCCTGTCGTTGAATAAACACAACCTACCGGATATGCCGCAGCAAGAATTTTAGCCCTAAAATCGTAGTTATTTACGAATGCAACAGTAGCCGCTGAAGTAGGGCAAGCCTGACTGTTGTTTGTAATACTATTTTCAATCGACAAAATACCGGAAAGCATAATAGCAACTCTGTTATATGCGTCCAAATCGTTCTGAGTAATAACATCAAGAACAGCCTTATTTGAGTGATTGTGTCTATTCTGTGTATTAAGTCCAAGATTAAGGACCATAGCATTCAAAATAGACTGAACATTATTCTGTGCAGATATTCCGGTAGGAACTTCCGCGCCTAAGTTTGTAGCAGCTTTTTCATCATTCAAAGCGTCTACAAGCTCATTATGTTTATCTATTGCAAGATTAGGTAAAGAATCCATCTGCAATTGCATATCTGTAGTTGTAAGTGCCGGTGTATCAGGCTGTCCGTAGTTTCCTTTACCCTGTCTATCAGCATCAGTAATTTTTGCGAATGCCATTGTGTAACCTCCTACTTAACGTTTCCGCCCTGAGTGTATTCAACAGCAAAGTCATTAACGCCTAGCGGCTCATTCAAAAGGTCATTAACAAATCTAAATCGAACATGATCCAATTTTTTGAGCCTTATCTTCGCAGCTGTAACTTTCTGTGTTCGGTTACATGAATACGTCAGTTTGGAATAAATAAGGTTTTCATAAGTAAAATACTTAAGAGTTGTAATATCATTCTTAAGTTCAGTCCATTGTCCTTCCTTTTGCGCCCATATCTGAACGCTGGACGAAATCTCCGGCATACATCTGAGTGCCACATATCTGTATGTTTTTTTCTTGTAAAAGAGCTTTTCAGATATATCAGCAGTTTCCCAAATTGCAGTTATAGGATCGCCGTTGTCGTTGTAAGAATTTAAGTCTTTATCGTCTGTATAGAACTTAAATACTTTTCCATCCTCGGATCCAAAGAAAAGTTCGCCGTTAATTTCAAAAATGCAAGACGCCGGAATATTTGTAAAATAAAAGCCTACATACTGTCTCGTAGCATATGGCCTTGATCTATCAGTATGAATAGGCTGTAATCCATCCAAAATATATAAATGATCGTTTATCGCAAGTATGTAATAATCTTTCCAGGCATAAGCTATCGCATTTTCAAGCCCTTCTTCCTTAAGAAGTTTGCCTTCCAAGTAATAACTTCTATCCTGTGCGTACTTCTCACCGGTAATATCCTGTGCTGTAACTGCATATACACCAAGTTTTGTTAAGAATACCGGCTCTGTTGCTAAATATGAGAAACAATACTTTGAAATAGCACCGGCTCCCTGAAGTGTATTTATCAGTTTAAACACCGGTTCATCATCCACAAGATCGCCCTCACGAATAAGGATTGACTGTGTTAACTCGTTATAATCCTTATGTGCTGCAAGGTAATTGTTAATGATTGAATATCCCATTATTGCGGAAGTATCACTTCCCAATTTTGAATACCAGGTATCTGCAAAGTACGTTGGATCGTACTGTTGTGAAAACCAGTCACAATTGATATATGTATATAAGTCACCATCACCATTTACACCCTGATCCGGATTTCCGGAAACAAACAATCTATCACCAGCACCATTAACACCGAACATTGCACCAATAGTACAGTGATTTATTCTGTCAGCATATCCTTCAACTGTCCTATATGCCTGGATCATTACATTGTCTTCACCACTTATAGGACTAGCACCGGGAGCTGTTGTAAATGTGATTTTTCCAAGTGTTCTATTAACTGAAAAATCTGTCCCTTCAGTCTTTGCAACCCATTGACCGCTACTATTAAGGAGCCATGCACTAACAGCAGTATCGTCAAGATTTCCAAAAGTAAGCTGAAAGTCTTTAACGCTTGCCTGTTCTGCCTTTACATAGAACTGCTCTATAAAACCAGGCTGCAATAGATTAAGCGGTTCGTAATCCTGTCCGCCTCCGGACGGATCTTTTGAGATTGTCAAAGTAGGGATATACGCTAGGTTTTCAATAGGCTGGACTGTATCACCGTCATAAATTCTTATCTTTGCGCCATCAAGAATAACTAGCTGCTGATTAAGCTGGAAACTAACAGATCTATGCTCATTCATACCAGTGTAAATAAGAGTAATAGAAACATCACCAGTCTGGAAAATAATATTATTAGGCGTAGCTTCATGGTCTACAACATAGTTTTCTATGTGGTCCATCCACTTGCTACCTTTAGGTGCTGTAAGATTATATAGCTTGTTTCCGGCATGAATAAGCCATTTATCAGTAGTAGACAAGTGGTGTACACCATAAATGTATTCGCCATAATCCGCAAACAACTTATAACCCATTCTCTTGCGGATCTTGCCAGGAACACTTCTTATCATGTTTTCTACGTTAGGTGATTTAGTATCATCAACAGTAGAAGCTTCAGAAGTGAAGTCTGCACCTAAGAAATTCTCAGATACATAAACTTGTTTAGTTGGACTTTTAGGAATGTTAAATTGAACAGCCATGTTTATGCCCACCCACTAGAAGGAATGAATTTCTCACGTTTAGGAATCAATGCGCCCTGTGAAAGCGCGTCTCTTCCGACTTCGAACTCATTACGATAAACGGTTGCTATCGCGTTATCATCATCCTTATATAGCTGTGAAGCCATATAAAGAGGGATTAAAGCTGCTACTTCTGGATCAAGTGCAAGCTCTGTTTCGTCTTCTGTTTCAAGCGTTATATGTTGCGGATATGCTCTATAATGAATAACATATATTCCGGGCCTTGATCGCTCGATAACAAGTGTCTTGTCTGCTTCCTGGAAATACTTATCACCAACGATATAATCACTACCACTAATGCCAAGATCATATAACTCAGCCGGTGCAAGCTGGTAAAAATCATCCACTACATCAGACATTTTTATTTTGATAAATTTTTCATACTGTGGTACGTCCTCATCACTTTCAAAAGGACAAGCATAAAAGCACATATTCATTATGTTGACCGGTGAATATGCCTCTACAACCAGTGTCACAACTGTGCTAGGTTCTTCTTCCTCTTCCCATTCAACAGCCGGAACATTGCCTTTGAAAGTCCTAAATGACTTGTAATCAGTTAAATCTTCCTCACCTTCTTCAGGTTCCGGGAAGAAATCAACTACTTCATGTTCCCCAACATAAAGCTTACAAGAAGTTGCCTTACCACTTATCTTGAAGTAATAAGACATTGCCCCATCAATAGAAAACCGCAGTGTATCATTCACAACGGTATATGTTTTAAATAAATCCTTGCCAAGCATATTCTCAAAAGGATAGTTAATATACTGATATTCCTTTATGATGAACTTTCCGGCAGTAGACAAAAGCTGTAATGCCTCATTACACGCTGCTGGCATAGCATTGACATATTCCATAGTCGCAGAATCATTAGGAATATTTGTCATGGATCCTGTTATGGAAAACATCTTTTGTAGAGTTGTATATTTAATATCCTTCCAGGTTGTCATGTTAAACCTTCTTTCTGCCGCGCTTTCCCTTTGCAGTAGTTTTAATCTCTTCTTCAAAAGACAAATCAGCTTCAGTCTTCGGATCAAATACTGGTTCCTCAACTGGTTTACTATCAGCAACCGGCTTGAATCCGTAGTTAGTATCACTAATTACAGACGTAACTTCATAGAGTTTTCCGTCTTTTGTAAATCTATCTCCAACTCTCATACTTTGCTCCTTCAAAAAAGGGACTGAGGTTTTACCCCCAGCCCCCATATAAATTAGTAAGATACTGCGTCGTCAAGAGCTGTGCCGGCTGCTGAAGCACCAAGCATCATTACATGACGCCAGTTAGGGAATGTGATAGACATACGAGCAAATCCGTTGTATGTAAGGTTTCTGCTGTGTACGTCAACATCTGTGTCGATATCGAGCTTAGTTCTGTCAAAGAACTTAGTACCCTGAAGGGCCTTCATAGCCTCAGAAGACAGAAGGATTACAGGATGATTGTACTGAGAAATTGTAGGAGTCCATTCAGGATCAACTACCAGTTTCCACTTGCCTCTCTGTGTGTTGATATCGTTGTTGTTTGATCCAACTTCGCCGTCAGATCCGATTATTCTCTTTACGAAATCCTCATACTCTGGATCGTTACCAGGAAGGAGGATTGTATCAGGAATAAATCCGAGTACGTTTCCGCGATCATCCTTAAAGTTTCTCATTCTGTTTGCAGCCTTATTGAGAACTGCCGCTGTGCTTCCAAGGACGTCTGAATAGTAGTTAGACTGTGTAATGCTATCAACAGACTTAAGTGGATGAGCTTCGTTAAAGAGTGCGAGGCCGTCTGCTGTAGTAACATCAATAGTTGCATTGTTGAATGAAATGCTTGTTGTTGCTCCAACAGCGCTTGTGATAGCCTGTGTAGCAAGTCTAGCTCTTGTTCTCTTATAAGCCTGTGTAAGGTTGATAACCTTCTGCTGTGCTGTATCAAGCATGTTATCGTCCTTAAGCTCCTTAGAAATCTCTACTTCAAGAGCAAATGTAGCGTGCTGTACGAACTTCTCATAGCCCTGTTCGTAAGCGTCCTGAGTTGCGTTCTGGCCCTCAGTCTTAGCCTGGAAATCTCCAAGACCTCCCATTGTGATTGACTTCTCGCCCCATCTCTTAGACGTTTTTTCGATTGTAAGAGCTGATACGATATCGTCATACTTATTTCTCTGGGCTTCTGAATCATAAATTACAGAATCGAGAAGGGTTGCCCACTCGTCCCATTCTCTATTGTTAGCAAGACCACTAGATCTTCTAATTACTACTGACATAATGATTACCTCCTATTTTGGATAGTGCGATTATAGAGGGCTTTCAATTCTGCCATAGTCTTACCAGGGAACAGCTCCTTATATGAATTAACCATACTTGCTGGGATATCCTCATCACTACTATTTGTAGAAATTCCACCACCAGTACTTAAATGGCCCTGTCCTTTTACCTGATTAACAACAGCCTGTTTAGCTGCGGCAGCCTGTGATTTAGAAAGCCTGTCAAAGTTTACAAGTTTGTACGCATCAGTAAACCTCATACCAGGCACGCGGCTACAGTAGTCAACTACTGCACCATAGCTAGGATCATTTATAATGTCCTCAACACTTGACTTGGAAGGATCTAATGACAATACCTGTCTAAAGTCCTCTTCCATCATCTGATTAGCCCTTATGCTGTTTAATTCTGCGGTTGCGGCTTTAGCCTCGCGTACAGCCGGTGAATTAGCGATCATGTTGTCAATGATGCTAGGATCAATACCGTTCTGCTGCATCTGCGCTCTGGCGTTTACTCTGTCCTGGGCTGCTAAAGCCTCGTAGTAATCCCTTGCGCCGTTGATTGGCTGTCCTGTTTCAGGATTAACTAAATGCCCATAATTTCGCTTGTACATGGCGTCAAGTTCCTGTTGCTGTCTCCGACTAGCTTCAAGTTCCCTTCTCATGTTTGCGAATGCTGCGTTAGTTTCCGGTGACTGCATCTGAGGTGCGGCGGCTTCCTCTGTTACGCCTTCTTCTGTTGATACTTCACCTTCGCTTTCGCCTTCTGGTAGTTCGGCGGCCTCTACCTCTGTTGCGCCTTCGCTGCCTTCTCCATCCTCATCAGCAAAAAACTGAAGGTTCATGGTAAGCAGCTCATCATCAAACTTCTTCATATTCAATTCCTTTCAATGGATTTTTACCCTATTCCTTGGGAATTTAGGTATAATAAAAGCGCCCCACTATAGGACGCTTGAACCTACTCTTCTTTTGCTTCGGAGTCTTCCGAAACACTCAGAGGTGAATATATTGTTTTTACATCTTTACCAAAATTCGGACAGTCTTTTTTTCTACAAGTAAGTATCTGCCTTCCGAACAATTTCCCATCATTCAGAACATAATCACTTGACTTAATCCTCATTTCAGTATTACATAATGGGCATTTCATTTCCCATACCTCCTTCAGGTGGCATCTGCTGTTGCTGCTGTGCCAACTGTTCCATCTGCGCTTGCATCTGCTTTTGTTCGGCTATACGTTCTTCTATCAAATCAAGAGCTACAGTAGCGTTCGGATATCCGTTGGCCTTCATAATAGTCCAGTATGCTTTAGAAGTTTCAAGATCACCAACAGGACCAAAAGCACCTGACTGTAATTTAAGATCGGTCTGACTCCACATAGCTTCTCTATTCTGCATCAATGTAGATGTAGGATCCGTTTCGAAAATAAACTCATCATTCCAGTAAAGTTCGCCGGCTGCGTCTATTCTCAAAAACTCTCTCTTATCAAGCTGCGCGTGTTCCGGTTCTCCGTCCTTATTGTAAGAAGATATCTCACTAGGGCTATCAGAGAATGCAAGCCAGAACTTAAACATGATTTCATAAAGCTTCGCATAAGCTTCATTCTTCATTGTTCGCTTAGACTCCAAACGTCCAGCAGCCTGATTGATTGCATACTGTTTAGCAGTACCAGTACGCGCTGAAGCGTCATATTTACCCTGGAAGGAATCAGTAATACCAAGTGAAGATTTCGCCCATGAATAGTTAATTTCAAGATACTGCTGATCGTTACCAACATTAGGCTGAAGTGTGATTGTATCAATCATCTGCTTGTCTGCTGGATTACGCAGTCTCAAAATATTAAGCTCTTCACCGTCTTTTTCTATCTCAACACCTTCCGGCAAGGTAACATATGAACCACCCTTTAAAAGCTTCTCATTTATCTTTGTACCGAGCTTTTTAATGGTATCTTGCTGGTCTATGATAACTTTTACGTCTGATCCACCTAAAAGCTGTTTTTGGGCCGTTATATTCTTTCTCAGCACTATAGGATAAACGTTAGGCTTGTAATATGGTATTTTCTTTTTCTTGTGTTCAATGGTAACTCTAGGATTACCCATTTCATCAAAGACTGGATTTCCCATTTCATCTACTACCGGAGTTTCAACCTCTTCAAATGGGCTTATCGTCCTAGTCTCTGTCTCAGATATCTTGATTTCAATAGAATCAATCATATCTTCGTAGTCTTCCCTGGTCTTTTTGGCCTTCTTACTGCCACATTCAGGGCATACGCCATTAACCATGATTGCGCCACATTTAGCGCAGCGATCAATATATCTGGCCTCGTATTCGTCAAGATCCAGCAGTTTAACATAATCACACCAAACAAAAATACCGACTCCACCATTTTCATTGCGGTAGAATGCGGTATTTACTGTAACAAGGTCCTCGTTTGTTTTAGCACCCTTGATATCGTCAGTCATGTATTCTTCTGAGTTTTCACAATCAGAAACATCTTCACCATACACGCGCTGAACTGTTTTCTTAGTCATTAGCTCCTGGATAAAGAAATAATCCATTTCATCAAAATCAATTACTCCGGGCTGCGGAATAACTTTAGTCGGATAAAGCTCTGAAACCTTAAGATCACCTACCTCAGAATGAAGGCCGCGCTTAACGTCCCATTCAATCTTAGTGTAATCACCACCAAGAATAGGCACTGTACGCTCTTCCGCGTCATTCATGCTAACAAGGCCACATACCGTAATCTTGTTTTCAAGAAACTTCTCCATTTTCTTAGCAAGTGCATCATCTTCAGGGTGAATAGCTCTTACTCTTGGCATAGGTATTGAAGAGTCAACCTGAGATTCAATAAGCTCATAAACAATATTACGAACATTAGTAGCCAGCTTGGAAGGCTCTACACCTCTATTTGCATCTGCCTGAAGCTTCCTAGTGCCTTCATAATAACTTTCATAGGTCTTCATATCCTTTAATGCTTCGGCATACTGCGTCCTGGCGTTTTCAAGTCTAGCAGCCCACTTCTGTACGTCTTTTGGAGTCTCTATTTTATCTTTAACCATTCTCTTCACCCACTTGAACATTAGTAAGGATCTCCCCATATGCTAATCAAGTACTTTTTATCCTCCGGACTAGCATTTTTGTAGTCTTCCCATTGGTCCGGACGCCACTTTCTACGCTTAACTTCGCTCTTAACGTGCGCTCCATGTACCCAATAAATGCAATAATACCGGAGTCCATCAACAGAATGTGTCAATTCGTGCGGATCTTTGGCGTAAACCTCCGGCTTTTTCTCGTCTCTCTGTATCTTTTTCAAGGAATTAAGCAGATTAGGCGCACAATTATGATAAATTGTAAGCTTACTCTTAAGCCCTTCACCATGATTAGTGTTTTCTTTTATCGCCAAACAGCCAGCTTTCAAGTCATTATTGACTTTTGTTAGCTGTAATCCGCTTTCAAAGAACAAAATTGCCCTTGATTTGCCAGTTTCCTGTGATCTATTCCACAAATCAGGAGGTGCAAGGTAAGATTCAACCCTTGAAATCACTTCACGAGCAATCAAGTCATTAGTAACCCTTAAAACTCTGTCAGCAGCCGCAGAAATTATCAAATTTGACTCATGTTCTTCATGGATTATCTGAGAATTACCAAAAACGTCTCTCAAAATCCAATATGCCGCCAACATATCAAGTCCATAGTCCATAGCTACATAACAAACTGTATTCTGACTGAGCAATTCTTCAGACAAAATAGAATCATTGCTAACTTCCGGAAAAAATCTTCCACCAGGAACCTCTAAAGCTTGTTCAACACTGGCCGGATATTCCGCATACATTGTAGCTAAATCTGACAATTTAAGCGTATTATCGTACCATTCCTGATTTCGCCTCGGATCCGCGTACCAGGGAATAAAAACTTTATGGAAACCATTGTCTTCAGTAGTGTATAACTCTTCAAACAAGGAACCTCTGGCAATAGTACTGACTCCTATTACCTGGCCGGAGTTAGGTCTATTTACTACCGGCAGCGCAGCCTTCCAAATTGATCTATCAAACTGCTGGAAAGCCCACTCATCAAATATAATTAAGTCCGCCGTAAATGATCTTGCTGCATTCTCACCACTGGCAAAACACTGAAATACTGAATCACTCTTACCAGGGAAGTGTATTGTTACCGACAAGGCATTACTTTCAAACCAGGCACCATCCCAGCCGGCTCTATCCATCTTCTCTCGCACCAGTGCGCGCATATTTTTCAATATAAACACTGTTCTACGGATAAGCTCTTTTGCTTCAGTCTCAGATTTTGACAATCCAATTATTGAACGCCCACAAAAACAAAGCATTTTATGAACCGCATAATGCAAAACAAGCCAGGAAATACCTAGCTGTCTAGCCTTCAACACAATGGTCCATTTATAATTCAAAAAGTCCTCTAATGTCTGTTTCTGTTCGTCCCACAAATCAAAAGGAACTTTTATCTCTGGCGCGTCTCTATCTTCAATATGCCCATATCTCTCAACGAAATATACAAGATGATCGCGGCAATACTCTATTTCTTTTTCCCTGATCTCAGCTAAACTCATTTAAAAGTCCCAGTTAAGGTATTCATATCCCTTCCAAAATGCCTTTTTCGCTGTTCTTCCAACGCATTTATTCTCTGTCTTAAAAGAGCTTCTTTATAAGCCGCTATCGCCAATGTCTGCATAGCATAATTAGGATTTCTCTCGGCTATATACTCAAATTCAGCTCTCTGCTCTGGTGTGAAATACGTCTTTTGCATAAACTGTTTATTTTTATGCAAACCATTCCCACGTTTATGCACTCCCGAACCCTCAGCATTCAGCGGGGTAAACGTATAGCGACTAGTATTGTACAAACGCTGCCTATTAGCCGCGCCTTCTGCCTGTGCTCTCCATATATCGCCTATTCCTTTAGCCGACTTCAACGTTGCATTTCTAGCATCATTCAATATCATGCTTGCGACTCTCTGCGCATTCATCTGTTCAGTTAATTTCGGTATCTCCTGTCTTTCAATACCCATAACCTAACCTCACAAAACAATAGCTCCATCAATCAACATTTCAACAAGCAGTCTGATAACGTCAGCCTTCCCAATATTCAATCTATCTGCAACCTTCTGCAATTCTTCCAACTGATAATCAGTCAATCTCACGCCTTGAACTGTTGTTTTCATTCAAATAACTCCATCAAAAAGGCCCTGTTAGACTTTAACATCCAACAAGGCCATCACCAGACTTCACCGCCCTTACCAAAGCGGCTAATGCCTCATTGCCCTTTGACAGACAACAAGGCCAGAAAGGAGATATATTGTCCCAACAAGACAACACACCAAATACCTCACCCGGCTATGACTTCGAGCAAGGCTAGCAAGAAACACAACTTTCATTATCCCTAGGAGGATTAAATACCCTACCAGGCTATGACACCTGATAGAGCAAATGCACATTTTGTAAAGGAGATACAAACATGGTTTACCATGAATCTAACAATACACAAAAACAACTCACCAATTACTCGCCAATACTCAACAAATTAAATGGAGAGTATCTAGCAAAAATAAAGGTGTTAACACTTTTGAAATTTGAAAAAAATTTTTAAACGTCCCTATAGGAGTCCCGAAAAAATTTTCGCGCGCTGGGGCGGCCGGGGGTAGCTGATCCGGCAGCCTGGCAGCCCATACAGCAGCAGCCCACCACCAGTGCGATCTTTACACGCGTGCGCGCACGTCAATTATTGATATCATGCGTGCCGGCGTTGGGCTTTCGGCTGGGAGATCCGGCAGCGGGTTCCGGTGTCGTGGGTGTACAACCCACTTCCCTTTTGACTTCTAAGCCGCTTGGCTACTGGCTTTCGGCTATCGCGTGTCATACTTTTATGTCATACTTCTATATTTTTGTCCTATTAGGGTTGTATTTTTTCCGCAGCAAGACGGCTTTCCATGTTCCGGATCATTTCCTTATCTTCTTCAGTCAATCCAGTTATGGAAGCATCCAGCTTGTCAACTGGTTTTTCTCCGGCTGTATCTCGCAGCACTTCGTATGCTTTACTATTGCCCCTCATGGCCTCGAGTGCCTGGGCTGCGTTGATCGCTTCTATAACTGTTGCGTCGGCTGTCAATCCTAGCCGTTCAATAACCTCTTTAGGCGCTTTTCGGCTATAAATAATATCAATTATCTCTTTATTAGTCTGTCGCTGCCGATACGCTGCCGCTTGCGCTTCCCTTCCTTTGCGCTGTTTTTCCAAGTCTGCCGCTGGATCTCCACCAAAAACACCAAGCAATCCACCGTTATATGTTCTTTTGGTTCTGCTCTGGTTAATGATGTTATTGGGAAGCTCTTTATAATAATTTTCCAGTATTTCATCCGGAACAATATAATTGTTTTTATCGTCTTTTCCTGTTGATATTTTTTCTATATCAATCTTCCCATCTGGCAGCCTGGGAACTTCTGGAAGATCTTCCGGCCCATTATTCAATTTTTTTATGTTCTTCTGGTCTTCCATTTTTTTCTCCATTTTTTTGCATTAAATAGAAGCAACAAAAAAAGACCACTGTTTAATACAATGATCTTTTTCCCGGCTTCGTGAGGTTTTAACGAGATTTAGTAAGGATTTTTTGATTTTGTGAGGGGAATCAAAACACCTTTTCAATTTCTTCACAATATTATTTTATCGCATAAGTTGTTGAGATATTCCCACATTTTAATTATTTTTTATTTTCTCGTTCTATTTTTTCTTTTATTGCTTCCAGGATATAGCCATTTAATGACTTGCCGGATCTGGCAACAGCAGTCTCTAATTCTTTATAGTTCACAATATCGCTTTTTCCGTCCTGGCGGATCCTGAGCAAGATCTTTTTATATACTTCTTTTTCAAATTTCAATGTGGCTTTCTTTTGTGCTTCCGATACTGGCATAGTAAAAACTCCCTTCAATTTAGATTCTATCTATATTCTAGTAATTTTTATTATATCACGCTATCGTCATATTGCACAATAAATATATAGCGTTATATTTTTGTTGATTATTGGGAATAGACATTATAACGCTAGCGTTATATGATTAACTCAACAAAACAAAAACAATTGCTTCACAGCTACGCCGGCCCAGTTAGTTAAAGCCTAACGGCTGACGGATAGAAGCACCAAATAAGAAGGGAGATCAAAACCATGACAAAGTATTTTAATAATTGTTCAACTCTTGAAGAAGTAAAAGCAACATTTCACAGATTAGCAAAAGAGCTTCACCCAGACGCCGGCGGAGATCCTGAAGAATTTAAGAGAATGTATTCAGAGTACCAGCAAGCATTCAACCAGTATAAAAACATTCATAAAAACCATGAAGGCCAGACTTACACAAAGGAAACAGACGAAACTCCGGAACAGTTCGCGGATCTTATAAGAGCATTAACAAACTTAAACGGCTGCATAGTTGAGTTAATAGGAAGCTGGATCTGGGTAACTGGTAACACTAAAGAACATAAGGACACTTTAAAAGAATTACATTTCAGATATTCAGCAAAAAAAGCCGCCTGGTACTTCCACGAAGGCGAATACCACAAAAGAAACGGCAAAGTTTACAACATGGATGATCTTAGAAATATGTGGGAGTCAAAACAGTTTGAGAACCAGCAAAAAGCACTTGAAGGCTAACAGCCTTTACACCTTCCGGAGAGGATCACCACCGGCCCCAGCTAACCGGCGGAAGGTTTTACCTAATAGGACATTTTAAGGAGGGATAAAAAATGAAATATAACGACATCAATTTATTAGACGCCAGGATCGAAAAGATCATTAGCAGCACAGTAAAGCACTACTATACAGACTGGAAGCATTACGACAGGCCAAAATACATGAATTGCAAAGGATCTACAAAACAGACCGACAAAGAGTTAATTCTTATTGTTAGAGCTTGCGGCACTTACTTAGTAAAACTTGCAGATATTAAGGCCGGCGATAACTGGGCCAACACTTTAATAGAGTACTACCAGACACAGGAACACGCAGATTATTACTATATCAATCTTAGGACATTAGAAGTTAAAAAGATCCAGCCGGAAACAATTAAAAAGGCTGCATGATAGGAGGAACAAAACAATGACAAAAGAGGACGCAATTAAAAAAACTTTGGAAGATATTGAAGCTATGGAGGCCGTAAACGCGGCCCTCCCGGCTATCAAAAAAGTAATAGCAAAATGGGACGGAAAATGCTTTAACAAAAGGATTGAAGCGGATCTTAAGGCGCTGGATCTTCCAGGACAAATATATTTAGCTACACACGACGAAAACCGCTATTATATCCAGTACAGCCCTAAAGGCCACGGGCAATGGTTTACAATCCTTCACACCATGAGGCCCAGTAATAAATATTTTGATCCGGAAAAATCATTTTTAACAGCAGAAAAAAGGCTATCCAGGGAAAAAGCTTTCGAACAGATCGAGGCCGGTAGAGTTGAAAGGCTGAAGAATATCACCGCATACCGCGAACACCTGGCAACCTGGGAAGAAAAAGAAAAAATGCTTGAAATGCTGCGGAAGCAAATAAACACGATCACAAGCACTATACCATACACCATGCAAGACTATTTCGGGATAAGAAGAAGATACTACTAATAGGACAAGGGCGCCGGCAACCCTTAAACCGGTAGAAAGTAGGAAACATGAACCACGAAATAACAAAGACCATTAAAATGCTTGAAGTTGACGATCATATTTATTTTTTACACCGCACTTATTATTTCGATTTTCAAGAAACCGTATACAGCGCCGGCGATCTTCTAAGTGATGATTACGAGTGTTTTGATACTTTGGAAGAAGCTGCCGCATATTTCGACAAGATCACAAAGGAGGGCTAACAATGAACGGAATAAAAATTTTAGCCGTAGACATAGACGGTAAAACTTTAGAAGTCGGAACCGCTGAACCATACGAGGAATTTATTTTTGTAAGAGATTTATTCCATTTTGACAGATTAATGACGCCGGAAGAATTTAACGAGTTTATAAAAAACGGATCATGGTATATAAAGGAGGCCACAAAATGAAAGGACTTAAGACAATAGCAAGAAAAAGCCAGGATATAAAACAGTCAGACCGTACAACCTGGATCAAGATTTATTATGATTTTGCCAGTGATACAGTATCAACCAAGCAAACCGACAACAATTGTTTTGTTACTTCCCTAATTAACCCAAATACAGAGGCAGACATTGAGGAAGCAATTGAAAGGTGGAAAAGGATGTGAATAAGACATATAAATATATTTTCACTGATCCGGACGGCAAAAAGACGGAACTAAAAAAGGCTATTACTGACCGCATGGAACCGATAGACGATAATAAAAAAGCTTGCGCGGCTGATTGGTTTACAAGAATGCTACAAAATGCCGGCTATAAGGATCCGGAGGTTATAAAGAGAAATATCCAGGAGGTTTGAAGATATGACAAATGATAGAATCGCTAAAATGCTTGATTTACATAGTGTTCCCTGGTACGAGGACAACGGCCATCTGATTGCTGTTGAGTACTACACCACCAGGAACGGACAAAACAAAGAAAATCACGTTGATTTGACTAACAACAGCCGCTTACAAGTGCTTTGGTTTTTAGGCTACGACAAATATGGAACATGAAATAGAGTATAAAAATGATCCCCCAGGTTTTTAAGCCTAGAGGATCTTTTTTTGTTGGTAAAAATGCTTTTTAAACAGTTTTTTTGTTTGAATCAAGCTATAATCTCATAAAATCCACTTTTCGCGCCCTTTTGTGCTATATTTTCAGGCACTTCTAAGATTTCATTTTCGCTAACGTGTCTATTTAATGGTTTATCGAAATAGTTTCGTAATGCTGCGACTAAGTTATAGCCTGGTTTAGCTTCTATTTTCCTTGTTGGAGTCATATCCCCCAGCAGATCACGCCACTGGCTAATTATATTTGAGTTGTCGTGATTATATTTAAAACCTTTTAAGTTGCTATTTAACATTTCATCTAGGGTTTTAAGTTGTTCAACCTCAAACGGAATGATCCAGCCGGTTTTTCCTTCAACGAATCCCAGTTCCGGAAGTACTTCCAGCGGCGTAGTCCAGACAGGGACGCCCAACGACATAGCTTCTACAATGCTATAACAGAAGGCTTCCATATCGGACAACTGTATAAATGCGTCGGCTTTTTGAACGTATGACATAATATCAAGAGTCGGCTTCCGGTATACAAGACTATCAGTGTATTGTTTTGGTTCATGGTCCGAAAACACTAACCAGGTAAATAAGACGCCGCGATCCTTAAGCATTTGAGCAAGTCTATGTATTCTATTTTCGCCCTTCTCCCAGCTTAAGCGCGTAGCAGATACGAACAAATAGGACTTTTTTATGTTTTGCTGGACCGTCATGTTTGTTATAATCTGGCCTTCTGATCCCCAAGACTTGCGCGCAGCTTCAGATACAAATATTTTTTCGATATCGTCTCTAAGTTCCCAGTGTTTTTGCATTTTACAAGTATGAACAATCTGGAAAGCACTGTCGTAGCTTATATTTGACGGAATAGGCAGCGCTGTGCGACAGTTTAGAACGGTATCACATACAATCGGCTGTTGGTGCTTATTCTCTACTACTTGCGCAAATCTCAACAGACGACGTTTTTGTACCGGATCCATGCCCTTATCCCATACCACCATCAAATCATAATACTTGTGCATCTGCTGACAAAAATTATAAGTCCACGTTTCTATCCCACCGATATCATAAAGCTGTGAAACATATAATAAAATCTGAGTTCTTAAGGGCTGTTCTACTTTTCGGAATAGTTCTGTTGGCTTTCCTCGTAGTTCTGTGCCTGAAATTCTCTGAGGCTGCACAATCATGGCATACTTAGCCAGTTCTGGGATCTCATTTTTGTTAGTCATTAGAATAACTTCAGAGTCATAATCCAGCTCTTTAAACTCATTGATTAAATAATCCATATCTGGCGTTACAACTGGGAAGTGATAGACAATGCGCCTTGTCTCTACCTTGCCGGCCTTGGCTCTTTTTGTCAGACTATCTACAGCATTGGACCGGTAGAAATACATACAATCAGCTATAAATGCTTTTTTGCCAGTCTCTTTGACGTCTCGTATAAACTGTGCGTCTTCTGCGCATGGTTTTAGGGTGTTAAATCTAACCTTGCCAATCATTGACCGTTTATAGATCCTGTTCCATACGCAGCAATTAAATGGCGGAAATTCCTGATCTATGCTTACAAGATTAACGGCCATGTTCCAGCCACCAAAGGCACGCCAAGACATATAACAATAATCAAATTTTTCCGTTTTTATCTTGTTTAGAATGGTTTCGATATAGTTGTCAGCCACAAGATCGTCAGCGTCAATAAAGGCAATATATTGACCTTTCGCCATATCTAAGCCGGCATTCCTGGCAGCACTAGCACCGGCATTTTTCTGCCTGGTGACTGTAGCCCATTCATAGGACGTAGAAAAAGGCTTCCGGGATCCATCATCAATAATCAGCACTTCACAATCTTTTGTAATCTGCGTCGCCAGTCTATCAAGCAACTCGTTAATATACGGCTCCGCATTGTAAGCCGGAATAATAATACTTAAAATCATATACCTATCCACCTTTCGTCTTTAAAGTCCACCGGCCTTTGTCCGCATTTCCAGTCTTCCGGATATATTACATATTTGTCCGAGTGCTTGTTTAACATAGCGGCCCAGAAGCTATATGTACTGTTGGCTATTATGTTGTGCTTACAATGCTGCATCAAGTAAAAGTCCTCTAACTCGTTACCATGAATGACATTTTTAAGGCTGCCTCTTAAGCAATTTATATTCACATAATCAATATCATCTGCAAAAATGTAAAACACTGGATTATTAACACGCTTTTTTATTTCCTTTATTGCATTAGCATAATAGGACACATCTAATATCCAATTATCAAATTGCGCATAGTCTGTACTCCGGAAATGAATACTAACAGATTCTTGACTTTGCAAAAAATCAGCAGTTTCCTTCATTTTGTCTGTAATATATTCATCCTTCAACCGGACATCTAAATCAAGATCCTTAGAATAGCTTCCCTTTTGCCAGTAGCCACCAAAATAGCCATTGTTATAATTGCTCTTGGGGTTATAACTCTTTTCATCAACAAAAGACTTCCGAGGCCATTCACTCAGGATCTTAAAATCTGTTGTGAAGTGATCCAGCAAGAATTGACGTTCTGGAAACATTTCCGTATGATTGTCTGGACTATCAAACCAGCGAATATCTAAGAAGACCTCTCCGCAGCGCTCTAAGTGTTTGGCAAAGGCATAACCAAATAGCTGATTCCCCAGGCCGCCCATTATTTTAACTATGTTCATTATTAGTACCTCTCAAAGCATTGATTTTCAAATATCATCTTCATCCTCGTTAGCATCATTAAATATCTTGTCAAAAGTCCCTTCTGGCATAGTAATATCTCCGTTCATACCATGCCATGTTTCTAAACCATTTAAAGCATTGATTTTCTGTTGGATAATCTCTACAACTTGCACCCTAGCAGTTGTGACACCTTGTTCAAACTGTGATGAACCCTCTGCCCCATCAACACATTCCTCAATCTCCAACTGTAACTCAACAAGAATAGCCTCTAAATCAGCCTTTAATCTTGCTTCGTATTGGTCTTTTGGGATTGCTTCTACTGTTGGGGCATACCAACTATCTAATCTCTTTAACACCATATCTGCTGTCCAACTATGCAGATAGACTTCGTGTTCTCTATCTTTTTTCACTCTTTCTAAAAATTTATCAACATCAACTAGTCGCATCTTCATTCTCCTTTACCATCTTTGCTCCGCAGTTAGGGCAATACTTTGGTCTGTAATCAAAATCTAATCTATGATACTTAAACATAGGTTGGTCACAATTTGAGCATGTTACTTCTCTATTACTTTCGGGTCTTTCGTCAATATACCAATGCCCCGTCTTTGGCTCTTGTGGTGTTACTGGATTCATACTCTCTATTACCGCAATAGCATCTTCTGCTCCTGCTTCGTATCCTTTTGCCCACTCATCATCATTTCCCTTATCTATGTGGTTAAAATATGTCACCACTCGGTCTATTGTCTGTTCTCTTGATATGCAATCAACTCCTAAATCATTCTTAGTAGTTGGCTCATAATCGCAATACTTATGATTAACACAGTTATTGCAATCTGTATGTTCACAATCTACTTTTTCATTCTTAGTAGTTGGCTCTTGCTTGTTGTATTCCTTTTCAAGCCACTCTAAAATATCCTTCCAGGCAACTTGTATATACTGATTGCCTTCATGTACTACATAAAACTCGCTACCTTTTTTTGTTAACTGGTGTATAGCAAAATCACACCCTAAAATATAAGATTGTCTCCCTGTCATTTACCTCACCATTCCTATCTTGTAAGCTACATATGCAATCCAGATATAAAAGCAGCTTACAACCAACAGTACAATAAACTCTTTTGTTCTTTTCCCCCTCATAAGATCCCCCCTAGTCGCAGCTATCGCCTATCTGGTAAGCTACAAAATACTTACCTTCACGCTCAATAAGTCTCTCGTTATAGATTCCATAGCCCATTACTTCTTGTGCGCTAAATACTTTGTTATAGTCGCCTGGCTTCAAAAAACCATGATTACTTTTGCCGCGATCATACATATCTTTACTGATCTCTTTTTCCATATTTTTCATCTATAATCTCTCCTATAGATCCACAACAGCACTATGATTAGTGCTAAATACGCTAGTTTCATTCAAGCCTTAATCCACTGCCCTTTTTCATCTTTTTTAACGGCCCCTTCAAGCCCTAGCGCCTCACATTCTGCTAAATCCTTGGACGTCCTGACGTCTAAATTCACATCATCAAACTCTAGTCCGCAGAAATCGCAGAAATTCCGGCGCTTTTTGTTTGGGTTATCTGCCCTACAGTAAGGACAAACAAACTTATAACAAGTCAGTGATCGGCTATATATGAGTTTTCTCTTCTTCATCCTCTTCAACCTCCACTTTTGCATATTGTTTGTAGTCCTTAGATATACAACTACTTATACAATTAGCCGTAGTACCCACCTTCCTAGCCAATGCGCCGACATTGTCTTCAACATATTCCGGCAAATAAGGCCAGTCCGGTGAATACTTTATATACAGTTTCATAGTTCCTTCAGAGGGCAATTTTCACAGTGATCGTGAAGCTCAGTCTGGATCTTCTGGTGCCATTCAAAATCCAGTTTATTATTCAGATCCAGCTTCTTAAGCTCCATAGCCTTATCTTCTGCCCTTTGCCAGTACTTACAAACGCTACAACATACCTGTTCTCTTAAGTCTTCTAACTGTTCCGTAATAGTCATATCGACTTTATTTGTTCGTCTGTTCCCCATTTATATTTTCCTTTCGTCAAACCACATCTTGATTGCTTCTTGTTTGTCCTCAGCTCTTTGATAGAGATAATTCCCCAGGCATTCCGGACCACAGAAATAATACTTGTGATACTTAATTACTTCGTGCGGCTTCTTGTTTACCTTCTTACAGTAAAAGCAAGTACTCTGCTGTGAAATGATCCTCTCCTTGCGCTTAACGGCTGCGTGTTCCTTTGCTACGGCCTTAAGATATTCCTGATTGAGTATGTAATAATCTCTGTTGTACTTCTGCATATCTCTTGTGATCTTGTTAGCCTTCTTAGGCACCCCAACTTTCTTTAAACCTATAGGCTTGATTTTGTCGTTTTCGTCTAAAATGCAATCAGGAAAAGGACAAGCAAAACAATCATCAATACCACATTCCATTGTTAGATCCTCCTAGATAGCAAGTAATAGAATTTCTGGCGCCTTAGATAGTACAAATTCTTACAATAAGGCATTCCAGCTCTTATTAGTTCTTCCGGAGTAACGTCCTCTTCAGTAACACCCCTAATTAAATACTCTGCTGCATCTGGCATTACTAACCTAGCTGTTGTTTCCAGCAAATTAACCTTGCTTTCAAGATCCAGTCTCTTCATAGCTAAACTAGCCGTTGCGTCAAAGTCTCCACTTGATTGAACCTTATCTTTTGCATAGTCAATCGCCCTGTTAGCATCCGGAAGTGTTTCCAGTTCTTTTTTCCACAACGGATAGCACAAGCACCAACTTATTGCGTGTTTGTATAACGGAGGATCAACATAATATTGTGATTTCTTTGTTGGCGTTCTATATCCCCTCATAGTTCCTATTCTCCCTCGTTCATTCTCACAATCACGTTATCAGCGTGAAGCAAAACATTTTCTCTCATAAAAATCGCAAACCTATTCCCCTCGTACTTCTTCTGAAAGTCTTCTACAGCTTGCCAGTATTCATTAGCCTTATCTTCAGTAAAGCCGCCTTCATACTGTAAGATTTTAAGTATCTTCCAGGAGTCAGCATACGGTCCGTATATCACTTCTTTGAATTTATCCTTATCCATGCCCCCTTAAACCTCCGATTTTTACACCTTTTACACTCATTTACACCTTTTGAAATTGTCTTCAAAGCCTTGCCAGTACTGAATGTTTACACTATTTACACGTTTTACAGAGAACCCTATATGTATAGGACAATTTACATAGAGAAGATATTTCTGTGTGTATAAACGTAATATATATACCTATGTTTTCCCCCTAAAAAACGTGTAAATGTGTAAACCGAATTAATCAAAAGGTAATTCCGGATCATTTTCTCCTGAATGAAATTCTGTCTCTTCATCATCCAAAGGCAGTTTGATAGTATAAAATCTGCTAAATTTGCCGTTAAATTTAATGACGTTCTGGTACTTATCGTTGTTAGTCTTAAGTAGCTTATTCTTAGCCGCCCAGCTACAAAATGCCTTGATAGAGAAATTCTCCTTTGCAGCAATTTCATTTCTAATAACGATAGGCAAGATATTTACATATCCGTCTTTAACAAATCCCCAGCTCTCACCTACGTTTGATTCTTCAAACTTAAAAGAATATCTGTTGTAAGTATCAATAATTGCCTGGTAAGCCCTCTGTCCTTCCGATACTTCGTCAACGTCCTTAAGCTGTGAAACCATCCATTCAAGATCTAAATAAATACCGTCCTGGAAGATAACGTCTGTTGCTAACTTGTCTGCTGTAAGAAGTAAACTCAGCGGTAATATCTGCTTCTCTTCCTTCTCACTGTGCTGTCTCTTGGCCTCTTCCTTGATCTTCTGCTCAAAGTCCTTGCGCATTTTGTTTAGATCCTCAATGCTTCTGAGCTTGATATTGTCAATAAATACCGGACCTACCCAGCCGAAATTGTCTTTTAGGATCTCAACAACCTGGTTGCCGTTCTCGAATATATAGCCTTCTTGCATTTCAAAGTCTAATATTCTGTTGATAGCACCACCGCGCATTGTCTCTGTTGCAAGTGGCCTCTCCATGTTTGAAAGAATTGTATTCTGCCATGTCTTAACTTTGTTTAGCCCTAAATCAACGTTGCTACGATCCTTACCTCTGCCGGAACATAATAGGTAAACCAGATCGGTGAAGTTATCGTCGCACTTATCTTTAACCTTCGATAAATCATCCAGCATAAGCGGCAAGTGGTTTAAGATATCCATTCTGATCTCAAAAGCATTCTGTGTCGCATAACTGTCAGTGATATATTTACCCTCTGAAGGATCCGCCCATATACTAGCAGCAAGCATTAAAGCTACAGTCTTGCCCTTGCCGGTGCTTCCCCAGAGATTCACAATAAACGGCAACATATTTAGTCTGCTAACAAGAATACTGGCAAATGAAGCAGCCATATATATTTGCGGCTCGTTGTGAGCTTTATTACTTCGTATTTTGCGAACTAAATCTAGCCATATATCAATGCTTCCGCGACTACTCAGTGACTTAGATAACTCCGCAAATCTTGACTCATCATCAAAAATCACTTTCTTATCAAACGGAATGAACTCTCCGTCGTGCCACCCAAATTTACTAGTAGATAACTTAGGTTCCAAATGTTCCTCATTTAGGTTTTCAACGTCTGCCAGGAACTTAACCAGGTTCTTAGCATTCTCAGAAGTAACACTAACTCCATAGGACGCTAGTTTTACAATCTTGTTTGAGCTGGCAATAACGTCTTTATCAACGGTTATTCTCTTCCAAATACTGTCTCTTCTGTATGCTAATGTGACTTTTTCAGTATTAGTCTCAATATTGAATAATCGCTCTATCGGCAAAATAGGATGATAACAAGCCTGAATTTCTCCCTTGTCAGTCAAGATATGGATTCCTTCATTGTTTGCAATCCAGGAACCGCACAAGTACTCTCTTCCTTCAGGGCAATTCTCAAATGGATAATTAAACTCTGTCTTGTTATTCCTTGCTTCTTTAGCCTTTTCTTTAACCTTAGAAGCATGATCTTTTTTCAATGAGCTGATTATTGAACGGACCTTTTTAGCACACTTTAATTCTTTAGCCCTATCCTCAAAGGCAATTAAAAGTTTGGTCTTCTCTGTTTCTGTCTCACATTCAAAGGCTTGTAATATGTTTTCCTCACTTAGTAATTGCTCTTCGTTGAAGGCTTTTATTTCTTCTATAGTCATTCTTCCTCCAACTGATTGAATAAGTCTTCTTGTTTGTAACAAAGTAGCTGCCAAGTGTTATACGCTTCAGTCCATTCGTCCGAAAAAGGTTCTGATTCCTGGTATATTTTCCACTTCTCACTGAGTTGACTATTAACCGTTTTCAATTCCTTTTTCAGTCTGTCTATGTTCTTATCTCTGAACTCACGCCGCAACTCGGCAGCCGTTACTTGATTCCTACCCTTAGTATCTAGCTCTTCCCCAGATATCCATTTGCAAGCATCACGAAAATTTAAGCCTTCATATTCCTGAACAAACCTGATGATATCTCCACCCTTGCCGCAGCCAAAACAGTAAAAGCCATTGTCGTAGACCTTTAATGAAGCCGTTCTATCGCCTTTGTGGAAGGGACATTTAGTAAATCCCTTCCGCACTTCCAGGCCATATCTAGCAAGGATATCTCGCATTGTGTATTTATCTTTTAACTCATCAAGATTCATCCAAAAGCCCTTTTTCTAATCTGTCCTTCAGATCACGATACAAAAATTCTTTTATGATGATTCCGGACAACTCCGACTTACAAAAGATAATCTGTAAATCATAACGAATGATCCATGCAGCTAAAGAAGCTAAAAACGCATTTTTGTTGAACTTGCAACGGTACTTACCATTTATAAGGTTTTCCCAAGTGCCATTTTCTACTACTAAAAAGATCCTGGCCCCATTTTCTTTAGCTCTGACAAACTCACGTTCAAAACGATCTCTATTTCTTGTAAAGCACTGTGCCAGTTCGTCTAGGTTCATTTTCCTTTCCATGGCGAACAACGGTTTAACGGTCTTGGTATCATCTAACAACCACTTGCCACTAGGAAGCTGCGCATTGTAGGTGTAATCACCATAAGATAGCGTGCATCTTTTGTATGGGAAGCCAAAAGACTCATATCTTTTCTTTGCGCGTTCTGTAGGCTGTTCGCGGTTGTCTACCAACACAACCATGCTTTCAAGAACATTGTCTATTTCGTGTGGCTGCATTCTCTACCTCCGTCAGAATGGTAGTTCTTCAGCTGTAGAGCCAGATACATTAACAAAACTATCAGAAGGCTTATTCTGTGCTGCTCCGGTTGCATTGTAACCAGGATATGCCTTGAACTCAGGAACTTTAGCCTTGCCGGACTTTGCGTATTCTACTGATAAAGGCCAGCGGCACTCTGTATACTTAATATTATTTCCGTCAATGTTCTTACCAACTTCACCGAATGCAAGTGCAATCTTCTTGCCCTTCCACTTAGTTTCGTCCCAGTCCCACTTGTAACCATTGTTAGAGTCTTCCAGGGCTGTAGTCCACTTGGCAAAAATGCTTCTTGTTACAGCGTCTTTTTCGGATCCATCATCTTTAGGAAGCCAGATTGTAGCCAGTCCCTTAAACTTCTTGTTTTCGTCCTTGCTTTCGTCATACTGCTTCTTGAAAAATCCTTTGTGTTCACCTTCTTCAATGTCGTACTGGACCTTCAAAAAGCCTTTGTCCTCTTCAAGCTTTACCCCAAGGATCTTGCAAATATAGATTCCAGCTGGTAACTTCTCTGTTGCAGTTTTTCTTGCTCCTGTTGCATCTTTTTCATAGCTCTGATATGGTTTCATATTCTCTTCTCCTTAATTAGTAGTCTTTAAGTGCTTCAAGCACCTTAACAATGTCGTTGTCAATCTCATCATCTGCAAATGCTCCTAATGGAGTCTTCGCGGTTGAATTGTTAGCGTGAGTTTCAAATACATACCTTCCGTCTTTGCAAGTCGCATACAGTACAGTAGTAAGCTTGGTTTCGATACACAACTTATCTAGTTTCTTGCCGGAAGTCTTGATTCTTGTAAACGTATAACCGTCGTCTTCCTTCTGCGTCTGAGAATGACACATTACAATGATTGTTAAATCGTCTCTAAGCTCATACAAGTGATCCAGCAGTCCCCAAATGCACTGTGCCATATCTACCCACTTGTCATAGCCTTTTTCTTTCATTCTGCGGACTTCATCAGCAACCATAAGCGCATTCAAAGTATCAATAACAACCACCTTGATTTTCTTAAACTGATCTTCATTGCTGATCTTATCTAACAGTTGTATAACTGTGCTTATCTCGTCCGTTGCCCAATAGTTCTTGTTATTGACGTTGTACTGATTGCGCCAGCCCTTCCAGGACAAGCCTTTTTTGTCGCAATCAATGTAAAATGTAGTTTTAGGATCCAGGTTTCTAGTGGAAGTTGTTTTGCCGCCTCCTGATTCACCGGCGATCCCAATTATCTTGTCGCTCATACGGCCCCCTTACTTAATGTTTAAATGTTCTCCACGTTCTTCTAAGTGTGCAAAGTCTAAAGCTTCGCCATTTTCTAAAGCTTCTCTGATCTTGTCCTTGTCCGGTTCATAAATAACCTTCAAGAAATTATCAGGCACTTCTCCGGTGATTTTCATTGGCATTTTGCCGCCGTTCTTTGCTATTGAGATTTTATGAAGGTCTGTTTCCAGCTTCTTTTTATCCATAGCAACCATGCAGCCGTACAATGCTTCTTTCATGCGTTTTTCATTGGATTCAATGGCTTTCACTTTGCCTAACAGCCTGTCAATTTCTCTGTTAAGCAGTTCCTTGTGTGCGTCCATGTGATCCATAACACAAATGTAGCTATCTACCTTCTTTTCAATACACCCCATAAGCCCTTCTAAGGTGTCTAAAAAGACCTGTTCATCTTCTGGATCTGTACTGTCCGCATATTCCATTAACGCTTGAAATTCGGCTGTTAAATCATATAAACTATCCATGCACTACCTCCGTATTCAGTTTTTCCCAGTTAATCAAAAACAATAGGTCTTCACTGCTGAAATGCAGTATTTCATTCAAGGCCCTTAGTTCAAAAATTCTGAACAGCTCCGGCCTGGCAAGATGATCTAGCAAGGTCTGATAGTCAATGCCGGTTTCCCTGGCTAGCTCTTTGAAAGAGTCAATATCTAATTCATTCATGTAACGCTTGAATATCTTCTTGACTGCTTTTACAAGATCTTTATTCACTTTTTCCCCCATTTCTGCTACAATGAAGGCGGAGTTATTGCGGTTGCCAAACCTTTAGCTCCTTTTTTGTGGGCGTTTATGCTGCGAACATAAGCGCTCACTTTCCATGTAGCCTCTCTAGTTCTGCACTTCTTGTTAATACATCTTCTACGTATGGAGTCATAAACCCATATTCCTTGTAAGTATTAACTGCCTTCCAGTTACCTGAATAAATACTTAAAACAATAGGATTGTCGTCCCCGTACTTCTCGTAAAGTTCATGCAAGTAGTCAGCTGCGATCATAAGATTCTTATAAGGATCTGTCATATCATCCTCAGTCCAACCATACCTCTCAATACGTTCTGCATGTATCTTTACGTTTATTTGCATAAGCCCTACATGCCTACCATTAGTAACATCTGGTATATACCTAGACTCACGATAAGCCATAGCCTCTAGCAATTCAGGACATATATCGTACTCATGTCCTACTACTTCAAAAATCTCTCTCAAATCTCTGGGTATTCCGTCGTCATAATCGACTTGATAGCTAAGTCCATTGGCCTTAACTTCTAATGACTGGTTCAGAATTGAACCGAATAGAATGCCCCAACTCATAAGAATAATCACTGCACTTCTTTTCATCTTCCCTGGTATGCCCTTGCCTCGATCATTCCCCCTGATCTTCCGACAAGTCCCCTGGCATATCTTGGGATCCGTATGTAACATACGCCTCGCCTCCTATTCAATTTTTAGAAAAAATCCGGGTTCCCTGTTTAGTGCCTTGCAAATAAGCTCAAATTCGTCAGCGCGAAGTTCACGGCGATTTGTAAGAATATTTGATAAGGCAGCTCCGTCGATTCCGGTACTTGAAGCTATATAAGACTGTTTAATCCCATTCTGTTTTATATAGTCCCGGATTCTTGACTGGACCACTACTTTCAAAGTTTCAAACTCCTCCTTTCCCAGTATTCTAGGCCACCTCACGTTATAATGGGTTACTCCATTCTGTCGTGACGCCCTAGAAACAGTATATCACTTTTAATGTGATAATAGCAAGAAATATTTTATATATCGTGCAAACAGTTGTGAATGCTAGGTTTTTTTGGTAAAATATGTATACACCACACTAAGCGTGGTATTTTTGAACGGATGGTTTTTTGAGGTTTTCATATGGATAGAAAGACTTTTGGACAACGCCTGAAGATGTATAGGCTTATGAGTGGCCTATCTCAAAAAGACGTAGCCGATCAACTACATAAAACCACTAATGCCGTATCGAATTGGGAACTAGGAAACACTAGTCCGCCAATAGATGATGTAATGGAATTGTGTGCGTTATATAAAGCTTCTCCAAACCAGTTATTCGGATGGGAGCCGTACAAACCACTAGACTTTTATGCTCCTGAATATGGATTATACATAGAAGATATCCGCGCAGAATTAGAATCGTTGGATCAACAAAAGAAAGATATTGAAGCCACTCAGAAGAATCTTAGTGCTAAACTTAGATATATGGATGTATTATTTAATAATATAAAAAGGGACCGCAAACAATAAAATGTTTGTGGTTTTTTTATATTTTAGTAATTGCGCTTTCACGAATTATGTGATATTCTTTTTTCACAAATGAAGGGAGGTGTGATTTTGAAAACCAGTAATTCAAAAGAACGTATCAAGATCTTAGTTAAAGCACTTGGTATTACTCAAAAAGAATTGGCTATAAAGTCTGGTGTTCGTGAATCTTCCATTAGCAATTATGTTAAAGGAATAAGCAAACCAGGACAGAAATCTATTGATAGATTATCTGAAGCAACTGGTGTTAGTCCTAGTTGGCTTCTAGGTTACGGCCCAGACGAACCAATAGAAAGGATAGTCTAACATGAAAAAAATGCTATTTATCTTCCCGATAATAGCAGCATTCATTTTTTCATCTACTGTTCAGGCTTACGCTCCGGGAAGTAATGAAAAAGATTATATTCAAGTTCCGTATACTGTTTTTTATTCAAACTCACAAAATTATGACAATCAAACTTTTAATGTTTTTGCAAGAGAAATAGAAAAAATGCCGGATCATATCGTTGCGCTGTTTAGACAAGAAGGCATAAAAGTTTATTATACGGACAATATTCCATTAAATAAAAGAGTTGCGACAGATGGTAGTTTATATCTTGCAACAACGGTACAAGGATGGACTAGCTACAATCAAATGACATTGAAGGTTGATTTTGTTACAAAACGGCCTCACATATACATTTATCAAGATACTCCACCTGAAATACTTATTCACGAATACGGCCACGCATTAGACTTTATTGCCGGATATATCACCGGAACATATAAGGGCGAATGTGGCATTAGTGGGCAAGATCAATGGACTAAACTATATCAGGCCAACAAAAACAAGTTAAAGAACATTGACAATCATACAAAGGCAAATGTTAACAAAAACAAAAGTGAAGCGTTCGCAGATGCTTTCAGATTGTATGTTACAAAACCAAAAACACTAAATAACACTTGCCCTGATATTTACCACTTTATTGATGATCTACTGGAAAGGTATAGAAATTACGTCAAGCCTATATCAATTGATAATTTTGATTATGAAGCTTACCTCAATGACTATCCGGAGATCGCTTCCAAAGTAAAAGCTACAGACAAGAAAACATTATGGAATTACTACTGTCAGCATGGTAAATCTTCAGGCCACAAGGCAGTTTGTACTATTCCCAAAGGATAAGGAGAAAAAATTATGGCAACCGCAAGATTATTACCTTCCGGAACATGGCGAATAAGAGTTTATAGCCATACTAACAGTGAAGGAAAAAAGATTTATGAAAGTTTCACCGGCGTAACTAAGGCAGACGCAGAAAATAAGGCTAGGAAATTTGCTAATAAAAAACAGCGCAATAACACTACTGGTATGACAGTAGGCCAAGCTGTACATGGCTATTTAGAGACTAAGGCCGGTGTTTTGTCACCACCGACAAGAAGAGCTTATAAGGACAACATAGAAAATCACTATGGCCCTTTAATGGATAAGAAAATAGCAAAGCTCACCAATACTGATATGCAAAAATTTATTGTTGATCTCTCAGTTAATAAGCATCTTGCTAAGAAGACTGTTGAGAATATCTATAAGCAACTTACGGCATCTATAAGATTTTATGACAAGGAAATCGAGTTTGATGTTACTATGCCAGAAGCATCCGGCAAAGGCAGAATAAAAAAGGCTAAAACAAAAAAACCACCAAAGGATGAAGATGTTGCTAGGCTACTCTCTCTTGCTTCACCCTGGCTTAAAGCTGTAATTGCGTTAGCTGCTTTTGGATCTCTCAGACGAAGCGAAATAGCCGCATTAACATACGGAGATATAGACGGAAATACTATTTGCGTACATTCTCACATGGTCCAAGATGAAAATGATAAATGGGTATGGGAAGATAGAAACAAGGAAGAAGCCTCGTTTCGTTATGTAACATATCCAAAAGAAATTATTGCTATGCTTTATGAGTTAGGAACTGGAAGACCGGACGAATTTATAATTAAGTATAATCCTAACACCATCTCAAAAATGTTTAATAAGCTAAGAAAAAGAGCAGATGTAAGTCCTTATGTTAGACTTCACGATATGCGACATTACTTTGCATCTATCGGAGCTAAACTTGGTATTCCAAATCTTTACCTTGCTAGAATGGGTGGCTGGGATCCTGACTCTCCAATAATGAAAGACGTATATCAGGGTACATTTGATGATGAAGAAGCTCAATATAGAGAAGAAATGAGTAATCAATTTTATAATTTCTATAAAAAGGCTTAAAAGTATGACATGATATATGACACGCTTTTTTGAAAGCCGCATAAAAACTAATATTATAAACATGGAGAAGTAGGTTCGAATCCTGCTTCCCCTGCTCATTAGAAAACCTTGTAACCATGATGGTTATGAGGTTTTTTCTTTTTCTGTTGTGTCATACAATCGTTTTTAAACACGATTTAAAAGTGCCTATTTATCATACTTTGCGGACTGTGCATAAAAAAGTATGACACGAAGTATGACACGAAATCCATTCAAAGTATGACACGATTGCGTGCAATTTATTTTTCCAATAAAATAGCCCCCTACCCAGAGTAATTTTCTGAGTAGAGGGTTGTTTTTATTTTTTATTGACTGCCCATTGTCCGTTTTTGTTTTTCTTAACGGTATACTTCCAAGCATTGCCGTAAGCTTCCCATAACTGGTTAGCTTCTTCCTGAGTATAGTTACCGTCATTAAGATATGCGAGCATTTCTTTTTGTGTTACTGATCCGTTACTATCACCATACTTATCAATATTATTGTAAGTAGTCCTATAGGTTGCGGCAGATAAGCTAGGAATTTGCTTTTTAGCATTTTGATATCTGCTGTAGACATTATAGCCGTTCTTGGTCCCATATGCGTCAACAAAAGCTTTATATTGCTTAAGGCCATCTGTTCCGTATGTGTCATATACCTTCTGACTATTATCTGTTTTCTTAACTCCGGTAGACTCAAAAGCATCAAGCTTCTTCTGTTCACTCTTGACTATCTGTTCAGCCTGTTCCATATTGCCATTACTTACAGCCTCAACAACAGCTTTACCAGCATTAGAATTAGTTTTAATGTCAGTACCTTCGAGCATTCCCTTGGCTACAGTCTTATCAGTTTCACCCTTGAAATAATCCATCAAGCTAGGAATACCACCACTCATATAAGCGTTATACGGTTTTGAAGTAGAGCTATATTCAGGATCAATAGCAGACTTTCCAACGTGTTCAGACATTGTATTAATTTTACTTACAATCTCTTCTTTTGCTGGACCATCAAGACTATTAAACCATTCTTCATTAGCAAGGGCATTTCTAACATCATACTGAGTCTGTCCGTATACCCTGGAAGCTGTTGTGTAATCTTCCGGTGATACGCGCTGACCGTCAAGTTTAATGCTTGATTGCCATTTAGGAAGCGTATTAGCATTTTGATTAACTCCATATGCTTCTCTGCTTATTCTATCCGCATCAGTTTCATTGATATTAGCAACATAACTAGGACTAAGCATCTGATAAGCAAGATTGCCAATAGGATTATTAAATGGACTATTCGGCTGTTCTCTTCCATATGTATCAATATATGGCTGATTAAGCATTGATAATCCAGGCGTTTTGTTTATCTGCTTTTTAAGCTGTCTATCCAGGACTCCGGCCACGCCTTCTTTGTCAGTGTATGTTGACCTTCTTGTAGGATCAATAGTACGTGCGATCTGACCGGCAATCGTTGGTATACCTTGTGTGAGATATCCTGTAGCTGTGTTATAAGCTATCAATGTTGGAATATTGACATTATCATTGTACTTAGCAGAATTAGCGGCTGTTTCCAATGTATCTTTTATTCCTGACAGCATAGACGTTTCAACTAAAGGATCTGCAATTCTATTCGCAGCGGCAAAATAATCATCAATGTTATTGAAAAAGTCTTCAGTCCCTTTTCCAGTAGAATCCCATAATTTAGCCAGTTCTGCACCTACCATAAGCGGCATAACTGTAGGCGCTGCCCAGTCAATAGTATATGACTTTCCATTGATTTCTATTGAATAGTTCTGGTGTCCTTCTAACTGGTCCTGGTATTGAGTATCAGGATCACTTGAATGAATAATGCCCTTGTCATACAAATAGAATCCTAAAGCTGTAAGGCCGGTTCCTGTTAGTGTCTTAGACCAACTATCAATAACATCAGCAGCCATTGTTCTTGTTACGTCCTTGCCTCTGCTATTCTTATAAACATCAGCAAGATTACCGGCTCTTTTTCCAGTATTCTCATAAACAAGTTTTCCGGTTCTTCTAATACTATCAATAGCACCTAAAGGGCTGTATTCAAGACCACTTCTCAAAACATTGGCCGGTGTCTTCTTAAATGGCACAATACCTTCAATAAACATACTGCCTATTCCATGTCCTTTTTCTTTGGACGTTCTGGACCAATTAGACAATACAGACGCAATAGCATTGTCTTCATGGAATGTAGCATATTCAGCCTGTTTAAGTGCAAAATCTCGGCCTTTTTCAAGCTGTTTAACATCATTGGTTAACTGTTCCATTGTCTGACGTTCAGCGCTTGATAATAGCTGTGTTTTGGCCTTATCTTTTAATCTGGCAAGCTGTGTCTCTGCATCAAAAATACTTGTGTCATATCCATTAGCCTTAAGATATCCAGCAAGGGAAGTTTTATACTTGTTTTTAACAGCCTTGTAATCACTAATACCGGCGTCAGTTACTTTTTCATATAACTGTGCAAGTTTAGAATTGAATACGCTCTTAGACTGTCTCAAACTACCTTCATTAAACTTTTCATACTTAGATCCTACAATCTGTCTATAACGGCTTGCATCTGCATCAATTTCAGACGCTTTAATCAAATCTGCATCAGCAACCGGATTTAATACAGCCTTAGTTCTCTGAATACCTTCGCCGCCAAGAGCTTTTAATCCCTTATCAATTCCAGCCTCAGCAATAGCCGCGATATTGTTTGAAATACCAGTAACAGCACTGAATGTTTTATTTCCAACATAGTTACGGATCCATGTCTTAGGATTGCCAAGCATAGCAAGATAACGCCAGGTTTCAAATTTCTCCAAGGCTGTAGCATTTGGGACAAGTTCATCAGCGAGAAGCCTATAAACTTCGGCCTGTCCTTCAACAAACTCTTTGCTATCTGTTTTATATCTTGATATGTTTTTATAAATCTCGTTGACCTTCTGTAAGGTTTCGTCGGAAACACCAAAAGATCCAGTAGCCATTTTAGTATTTAAGGCTTGCGCTAATTCCTTACTGTCAGCACCTTCATTGATAAGACTAGCAAGGTAATCAATATCATTATCTGTAAACTGTCCTTCAAAATCAGCATATTCTTTAGCCAGAGTATTTCTAACTTCTTCAGTAATCTGCTGTAATGTCTTAGGCGCTTTTTCAGTCCTTATCTGTTCTGTTACTAGAGAATTAAGCGCACTCTGAAGTTTTGCATTTGTAGGCTTTGGAATTGGTAAACTTTCGTCCAGAGTATACCAGTCACCAGTCTTTAGCTTATGTTCAATCTCAGAAGTAATCTGCCATACTGGGATAGACTTATCTTCTGCAAGAGTAGTTAAAAACTCAATATCATTGTCATTGAAATAGTTTTCAACGCTTCCTACTTCCTTCTCTATCTCAGTTATAACGCCCTTCTTTATCTGATCGTGAGTAAGCACCGGCGATATCTTGTTGTTAGGCTTATGGCCCATATCAGCAAGTGCTTTAGCAATACGGCTATTCCCTTCATTCTTTACAACATTTCTGGACTTCCAAGTATCAACTAATTTCTCCTGGGCGTTACTAACGTCTCTTAAAGCTCCGGAAATAGTGTTCTTATTGTATTCCTTGAAAGCCTGAATTTTTCTACCACCTTCAGTACCTTCATATGCAAGTCTTCCAGCAAGTCTTCTAGCGGTTCCGGTTTCACCTCTATCAAAAAGAGCTTGTATCTCTTCATCAGCAGCCTTAACATCTGCGGCATCAAAAGTATCATAGTCTTTAGCTAACAGATCTTTTGCAATATTCTGGCTATCTTTATATCTCTCAGCCTTTATTTCATGCTGTTCACTTGTGTGCTGGACTCTGTAAGCAAAATCTTTTTCAGGAAGCTGATCGCCCCAGCCCTGATTTTCAAAGGTATTAGTTCTAACCTTAGATATCTTCCACTGATCTTTAGGTTTTCCTTCTCCGAAAGTTTGAAGCGGTTCTGATCCAGGAACATCATTTACACCACGATAAATATTTACATTATCAGGCTGTGCATCACGAACATACTTATTAGCATTAACATTCAAGGCATTGTCAGCGTCAATAAATGACTGTGCTAATTCCTGTGCCTCTTGTTCTTTTAGGGCCGCGCCAGTACGTCTAAACTCTGCATTTCCTATCCTTGTGCCAGTAAGTTCTGCAGTATAGTTAGGATTTATTTTTTTCATTTCTCTAACAAATGCTTGCCTAGCTGCATCAGCGGCCTTCTTAGCCTTGTTAATTTCTTCCAGGTTATCAGACTTAAATACCTTCGATTCAAGATCATTCACGCTATCCTGAAGGCGTGCAAACTTCTTCATTACTGCATCACTACCAGTAGCTTCAGCCGCGTTTTGCATATCGTCCATCATGCGGTACATATCCAAAAAGTCAGATGTAAGCTGATCCTGAACGTCCTCTGGCAAATCAACTTTAGGGGCGTCTAATTCAGGTGCCTTAGCCGGTTCCATGCCACTAAGCAAGTTGTTTATTTCTGCATCAGATAACTTAACATCATCAGTGTTACGCCAAATATTAGAGTAATCCGGAATTTCATCCATAACACTAGCTTCACGCTCTAATTCCCTGAGTTCTTCTACTGTAGGAATTAAATTAGCTGGCTCTTGTGGCCTCTGTTTCATCAGCTCACTAAACTGATTATCCATAGACTTGTTAAGATCATCAGCAGTATAAATACTACGCATAGAAGGCGTTTCAGTATTGTAGCGTCTCATAATATCTGAGAACTGATCGAGGCTATCAACTGGCTCTTCTACAGCCGGAATCTGTCTAGCAAGTTTATCAATATTAGCAGCAGCTTCAGTACTCTGTTTTGTTGCACTGTTTACAAGATCATCAATCTCTCTGATAGCGTCCGGAACATTTCTAACAGCACCGGAGGCGTCCATTTTCTTAAAGATATCTGCATTGTTGCCAACAGTCTTAGCCAGGTAATCATAGTGAGCAGCACCAAGGTAGGGGACAGACTCCATAGCCGCATTTGCCGCCAAGTCTACACCGAATTTTTTAGCTAATTCATTCCAATCAATTTCGCCGTTTTCCTGAAGCATTCTCTGTGCTTCCGGAACAATATCTAAACCGATATCCTGTGCGGCCTGAACTAGCTGATTTAAAGCTACCTTGCCAGCAGTACCAAGTTTAGCAGCCTCAGACAAGCCACCTGTTAGTTTTGAAGTAAGCGCATAGTCATACATCTGTCCGGCAGTTCTACCAGTTTCATACATTCTTGGATTTTTTGATTGCGCATCAGACAATAAAGTATCTAACTTCTCATTGAAATTATCATCAACAGCCTGACCGGCAATCGGAAGTTTAGATACTCCTTTAGCCAAAAGCTTAGTAAGCGGCGCATTAAAGCTAGTAAAACCGCCACCAAAAGCCATAGTGTTTTTATACAAATCAGACTCAGAATTTTTAAGTGCATTACTAGTATCAACATCTTTTTCACCAGAAGTATTGTAAATTACTGTCAATGCACGCAAAGTCTCTTTATCTGCCTTTGACAGATTAGGATTATTCTGATTTTCAACTATATAATCCTTTACAGCTTGTTTTTCATCCTCAGACAATGAACTGTAAGGGTTCTCCCACTTGTTATACTGTCGTGTAAATGGAATAGCCCCACGCTCTTTATAAGACTTCTTTAACTTGTCTGCCAACTTATCAAAGTTAACAGTCTTTTTATTATCCTCTTTAGGCTGATATGAAGGCATAGCAAGGCTATTATCATTCTGCTGATTAGCTCCGGTAATATCGAGCATATTGTTTGCAATGTCCTGAGATTTAAGCATGGTCCTAGCAGCTCTAACCTCCAGATCCTGTTCGCCACGCTTCAATGACTGCTCAGTATATATATCCATATAAGACTTCTTAGGACTTTCATCCTTGGCAATTTCCTTAAGAATAGCCTTCTTTTCTTCTTCGCCTTTATTGAACTGCTGGATATAATCATCAAGTTTAGGTATCTGATTAACTCCACCGAGAGACTTAGCAGCTTCTTTAAGTCCAGTTTTTCCGTATAATTTTTCATAGGATTTTTCAGGATCATAAGGAGCATCAGCATTAATAATCTGCTTTTTCGCAAGTTCTCGACGTTCTTCAGCTGTAGCAAACTTTATAGGTTCAACTTTAGTCGCATTAGCTTTTGTCTGCGCTGGCTGCTGTGCTTTAAGCCAAGCGTCATATTCAGCCTGAAGACTCTGAACTTTATTCCAGTTATCATATTCAGCCTGAAGCTGCTGTATCTGATTAGTCTGCTGATTCTGTCCGCCAAGTGCCTGTTGCACCTGATAATTAGCAATCTGCTGATAAATCTGCTGTTTAGGTGTTAACTGCTTTTCTTTTTTCTGTTTAGCCATTACAATAGCCTCCAAAAAAATAAGGGACAGTATATTCCAACTGCCCCCTCTAAATTAAAATTTACGCTGCGCCAAGCTGCTGTAAGATTGCGTAAAGACTATCAATGCCAAGCTGACCGTTTCTTACTGCATTAAATAAACTATTCTTTATTGCACTTGTGCTTGAACCGTTAGAAGCGTCAAGCTGTGCCTGTGCAAGATACTTAGCATAGTTAGCAGCGTCAGAAGCACTCTGATTCTGCTGTACATTTCCAGCCACATAAGCATTAGTAGCCTGTGTTGGATCATAGCTATATGCTCCCTGGTTGCCTACAGCGGCCTGAAGAGCTGACAAATAAGAACCATCTAAGCCAAACGCTCCGGACATAGTACTTGTTTCAGCGTTTGTAAGAGCATTCTCAGCGGCAATTTCCATCTGCATTCTCTGAAGATCAAGATTAGCCTTTGCACTGTTGAAGCTCTGAAGGGCCTGGGCAAGGTTATCACCGTATGTCATATCAAGATTAGCGATATTCTTGTTAAGTGTTTCCTGGATATCATTTCTTGAATTGCCGTACTGGTTTTCAAGACTTGCCATTGTAGACTCTGTTGCGCCGCCATTGTAGCCCATAGCAGAAAGTCTCTGATTGAGATTTTTACGAGTCATCATGCTATTGATATATGCCTGTCTTAAGCTTGACTCAGCATCAGAATTAACATCACCCATAGACTTGTCCCTGGAAGCGTTAAGTCTATCAACAGCACTTTCATAATTGCCCTTCAAGCTGTCATAAGCTGATCCATAACCGGAAGCAATTCTTGACATTGTACGTTCATAAGCTGCCTGTGCCGCAGCCTGTTTCTGTGCCATAAGTTCAGCGAGGTAAGCTGCGTAGTCAAAACCACCACCGCCGCCTCCGTAGTAGCCTTCGTTAGAGCTAACAGTAGAACCACCAGAACTAGAAGATCCTTTTGTGCCGGAAGTACTTCCGCTGTTTAAATAACTAGCATTTGCATTCTTAGTATTAAGATCCGGACCACTAATTACATTTAACGGATCTTGCATAATAGTTGTTTTGCCACCCTTATTAGTGACTTTTTTTCTAGGGGTATTCTCATCTGCGCCAACTGCGTAAATCATAATATTTCCTCCTTTTTTGCATATACAAAAAGGACGATACCGATTAGATACCGTCCTTAAAGTTACCTATTATTGGAATTGCTCTTGCTTAGTTTTTATCTTTGACGCCCATTTTATTTGACGTTCATGCAAATAATCGTATAATGTCTGCATTCCCGGAGGGATCTCGTTAGTTCGCTTGTATTCGTTGATGATACTTACAACAACTTCGTGAAGCATTGTAACGTGTTTCATTTCTTCCAAGGAAAGCTTGTAATATACGTCTGCCAGTTGGGGGTATTTTTCGTCAACCTTATAGGCGCATTTGATATATTTTTCAGCGTCAAGCAATTCGTCGTCTATCTTCTCTACTATCTGCTTGATTACTTCCATATAATCACCTCATTAGGTTGTAGCTGCTGGTGCATTAGCTACCCACTTACCCATCTGAGAAAGAAGATACTGACTCTGAGCCGCATTAACAGCTTCATTCTGAGTCTTATTAAGTTCTCTCTGAAGATCCGCAATCTGATTGTCCTTAATCAGAGTCTTGATTGAGCAGCAACATGACTCCATCTGATAGCCGAGCTGATCTAACTTAGAGCCAAGTACATTAGTCTGGTTCATTATCTGCTGTCCGATATTGTTAAAGCCCTGGATAGCATTTACCAGATTAGTGTTATTCTGGTTTGTGAGATACATTGACTGATTATCAATCAATCGTGCTGTCTCATAGTTATTGTTCGCGCTGCTCAAAAGTACGTCTCTAAGGCCAGTCTGTGTAGCCTGGCTATCAACAGCCTGGTTAACGTCCTGAACAGTAGCATAGTTTGGCATAGGTCCGACTGGTCCGCGTCCACCACCAAAACCAAAGCCGCCACCAAACAAAATAGCGATTATTAGAAAAGCACCGAGCCAATCTGAACTCATAAATGATCCGCCTTCTGACATTTGTTTTTCCTCCTTATTAGATTTTTATATCATCTTGCAAGAATGAACTAATTTTTACCGATAAATGCGCTAACTTTATCCATAATGGACGATTTAGCAACATTTATGTCCTGTCCTTTATTCTGGTATAACTGTTCCGCTGCCTGGCTTGGATTACTTAAATCAAGTCCTTGTAACTGCGGATTGTTTTTAGCAAGATTCTGAAGGAAAGACTGAGGCGATTCACCTCTGAGCATTGCTCCTACAGCTTGCATCATTACATCATTCTGCGGTGTCTGACTTCCGCTTGTTAGCATTTGTAGTATTGGATTGTTTAGCATTGATTGTTTCCTCCAACTTAGTTATGCGATCTTCCAGCTCCTTGTAATGATCTACCGGCTTAGCTTCCTCATGCTCTTTTATGTCATAGCCTTTTAAGGTCTTATATCCAGCAGAATCAGTTTTAACAAGCCACACAATCGGCGCAGTATTATCAAGCAGTAAAACACTTGACTCTGGCGCTAACTGAAAAGCTTCAGCTCCGGCCCTTCCCGTAACTTCATCGACTTTTCGTTGCTGGCCCATCTGCGTTTGTAAGGACTGTTGGAGTAATAGTTGAGATAACTGATTATTGTTTATAGGGTACATGATTAGCCCTCCTATAGATCAATTATCTCGTAGATCCATCAATGCTAAAATGATGTAAGCGTGCAATTTATATGCTATTTTCGTGTAATTTTTGCAAAAAGCTTTTCTTCTCCTTTGTAAACTATATTTTTGATATGACGTACTGACAAATCAAATTCAAAAGAAAGCGACTCATAGATTATTCCATCTAAGAGCCGCCGCTTTAATATCTTTCTATCCCTTTCATTCAATATCCACTCGTCAATAGCATGTTCTATCTCTGAGCGAGACATATCTTCAAGGCTGTATTTCACTTGTTATCTCCTGTGTGTTTTGCTGGTTATCAACATGTTCATGCACCAGCCAGGCAATATTGTTAAGTAACATTACTGTTAGCGCTGCAATAAGCGCAATCAAAAGCCTTTTGTTGCTTCGTTCAAGTCTAGCCATATCACCCTCATGTACAATGTATGGTACGCTATCAGGTACTTTCTTTTCATCCATAGTCTAATCCTCCGTACCAGCATTATACCATATTCTTCTGATACAGTTCATTGACTTTTAGCTTAACCATTTGTGGGTTATATCCAGCAGCCCTGAGTAACATACTTCTCTGAGGATCGTTGCCCCACTTGCCAGCAATACATTCTCTTGCTATTTCGTCTAGCGTTTTCTGTTTGTCTGTAGATACTACCACTACAACATGAGAACCCTCTTTTAACAAGATATCTCCACGCTTTAGCCTGTCAGTATTATTGACATACAAAGGGGATGAAAAAATAGATACTTCCCCAGTAGCTTTTAACGAAGGTCTTAAAGTCCTCGTTGTCGCGCAGTTCCCATGAAGCGTTAATGCACTTTCAGGAATGCCAGCATACATACAAGCAACAGATACAAGCGCGCTGCAATCAGTCTCACAAGGAGTTTTCACTTTAGATACATCGTAGTTAAACTTCCTGGCTTCCTTCAGCAAAGTATTACGCTGGTTCTGATCGTAGCCTATATAAACGTTTGCCGCGGCCAGTTCCATGCACCTAGCTACTTTTTCAGCCATAGCTTCATTAGAAAATCGAATAAGGAATTGCCAGGGCTTGTTATACCATTTTCTGACACATACTTCTTTTCCTGTCTGATCTCCGGCCTTGCCATTTTTAGTTGTTCCGCTTTCGTCAATAGAAGCGTGGGCTATAAGTACACTCATTCTTCATCCTCTTTTTTGGAAACAGCTTTAACATCGACAGCAGCTTCAGCAGCCGCATAAATAGCAGCACTAAGTATTCCGGCAGAAGTACCAATAATCAATACAATCTTATCCTCAGTAACTAAACCGCTAATTGATGTTGCTACGGAAGCTAAAAAAGCGGCTACGCAAATCCAAAATTTACGACTCGTTAATTTCTGTTTCATTGTTTTCGCCTTTCTTAAGCTTTAGTCTCTTAATCATGCAGCACAAAAAAGCTTCGCCGCAACAAAACCATTTCACCGCTTCTGTTAGTGTTGAATGCTCTGATCCAGTAACAGATGATACTATCAACTCAATAATCGTATATATCGTGAAAAAACCTATGCAAAATATAAGATATTTGTCTAATGCTGGAAGCTTCTTTTTTTTCATAACATCTTCCTTGCTAAATGTCTTTCAAGTGTTTCTTTTGCCCTGATAAGATCCTTGTTATGCTCATATCCAGTGTGAATGCAATAAGCTATTTCAAAGTCAATAAAAGCCAACATACATTCTCTAAAAACAGCGTTTACATCTTCCTGATCTCTATGCTTCTGGTGACTGTTGTTTAAAGAATCATTCATAGCTTTTATCACAAGCTCCTGGGCGATTACTTTTTCTCTGAGACTCTTAACTTCATCAGCAAGTGTGTCATGCGGTTTATGGAGAAACTTGTATAATCCGTAACCAATAATTACCATGTTTGCAATCTGCAATATGATCTTTAGCCAATCTGAAAACTGATTTAACATACTTCCTCCAACAAAAAGAGCAGCTACCCTTTTACAGATAGCCGCCCTGATATTAATTTTATTTATTGCGTTAAATTCTTCTTTTACGAAACTACCATAGCAAAATCACAAGTGCGATTACTATGATTGTGTAAATGATTAAAAATGTGTAGGTTAGCTTTTTCATAGGTAGTTAAGTTGTTTTATCTGTTATTCTCATAAGTGATTATCCTTTACAAGTCGGCTGAAAAGTCAATGTAGGTAGTATCTGTTTCCGCTGTTGATGCCACCTCAACACTGTACAACTCATTCACGACAAGATTAGATGCGGTTGAAAATAGGATTTTCTTGTAATCTCCGTAAAATCTTGTTCCCGAATAAGAGGATGCCGCCACAACAGAGCCATTTCCAAAGAGATAAAATGCGGTAATGTTTCCACCAACAGTAACGCTCGGATTGCTTCTCATTGTTGTAGGTAACTTAACTTGTGCCTCTACTGCTGTCGCTGTTACTGCTCTTGCAATTCCTATCTGTTGGAATATTCCTCCACCCATATTCATGCGGTAGAAAAACCTCTGGCACTTAGCCAACTCTTGCTGGTAGTTTGGTGCTGTGTCGTGGGCAAGGGTGGATACTGTTCCTAACTCTAGCTTAACAGCTTTAATTGTAAGAGAACAATTTGCTAGGAACTCAAATGCAAATGCTGGAAGTCCACGACTACCATTTGTTAAATGCTGAAAATATAACCTAAATTTATGAATATTATCTACAATAGCATCTTGTGTGGCTTGCTCTAGCGCTGGCATTATTGCACTACCACTAATTATTGTTCCATCACTAAGCATTACACTTGCTGTCAGCATCTTTCCAACTATAGAAGTATCTTCAAATAACTGGAACAAATTCGCATTAGATGCACCGCTCTGTGTATTGTCAACAACAAGCTGATTTCCACTTCTTGAAATAGTACAGCCATTAGGATTCCAAACAAATTGCCACCTATCCGCTGGATATTTACCAAAACTACTATCTGTTGTATAACCTCTCTGATTAACAGTAAACCAAGGGTTATCAAGCAAATTAGGATTAGAAATTAACTGTTCAGCCATTTTCTGAACAGTCATTTTCTTCTTGGCTGTGGCTGATGTGTCATAGAATGGCACTAAATCATCACTAGCCAAAGTGGTTTCTGTTGCATCATCCGTCTGATATGCTTTTTGCGTTAAAGTCTGATTTTCCGCACTAAGCTCATCTATAGCGTCCTGGGCATTAGTAGCCGTCATTCCGGAAGTTGTATTATCGTAATCAAGATCATCAGCATCACCGGAAGTTGCAACAGTAGCAAGTGTTGGTGTGCCTGATAGATCCGAATAAGCACCTGAAGTAGCAACTGTAGCAAGATTAGGAGTGCCGGACAAATCACTATAAGCACCAGTCTTAGCAACTGTAGCCAAACTGCTATCTAATGTACTAACAGAAGTAGCAACCTCTTCTATTGCTTCCTGAACATCATCAGCAGTAAAACCATTATTTGTATTATCAAAATCTACCTGATCTGCGTCATAATCGTGAGCTGCGGAAGTAACTACACCGGATCTTCCATTGAATGTTGTTACACCACCACCAGCAGCACCAGCAGCAACAGAAGCCCAGTATTTCGCATTGTTCTGATAAGTAGGATCGGTGCTAGGAACATCACTTCCATTTCTTTGTCCTACAGCCCAAGCCTCAGAATCAAGCTTAGAGTTTGAAGCTGCACTCTCTGAAGCGGCTGCGGCCGTCTCTGACAATCCAGCGTTATACTCTGAACTAGCTGCATTAGTTTCACTTGTTGCGGCCTGTTCTTTGTAATACTTAGCATTGTCATGGTAATATGTTTCACCACTAACAGCCGGTGTACCATTCTGCGATCCAACGGCGTAGCCTTCTGCCTTTAATGCGTTTGTGCTTGCCGAACTAGCAGAAGTAGAAGCAGCCAATTCAGAAGCAGCAGCATTTGTTTCAGAAGTTGAAGCGTTACTCTCTGAAGAAGCTGCATTGATTTCAGAATCATGCGCCTCATTAGCGTAATACTTAGCATTATCTGTATCTTCACCGGATCTTGTTCCTGTTCCACCAACAGCCCAGCTCTTAGCCTCTTTAGCAAAGTTATCAACATTAGCAGCATAACCAGCCGCAAGTGTTGCACTATCACTAGCAAGGGCCGCTTTAGCAGTAGCAGTATTAGCCGCTGAACTAGCTGTTGCAGCACTACCAGAAGCCGCGTCTGCATAATCAGAAGCATTTGAAACAATAGTCTGCGCTGAAGTTATAAGGGCCTGAGTATCATCTTTTGCCTGGACTGCTGCATCTTTAGCATCAGAAGCATCAGAAGCAGACTGCGCCGCAGCTTCAGCACTAGCAGCCGCACTAGCAGCACCAGTAGCATTGAAATTCTCTACGCTGATTTTATTAGTCTCTGTGCCAGTATCAACGGCTATAAAGTCGCTATCATTAACACTTTGCACTTCGGTTAAATCATTAATGGTAATATCTGCCATT